CGCCAGCAATCTCTGCCGCTCTATTTTGAATCTCATTCTGAACCTGCTGCATCATCTGTGGATTCTGTTGCATCATCATTTGCGCTTCAGGCGTTAGCTCTGACGTAATTTCTTGCTGTGCCTGCAATTCTGACATCATCGCAATATGCTCTGAAATGTGTCCTTGAATTGTCATGATGATATTGGCATTTGCTTGCGCCACAGGCGTAGACAGCATAGCCAAGTGAGCCTCAATGTGAGCCGCGTGATTTTGCTCTGGAAATGCTTGCAAGCGCTGGTTGCGTAAAGCTTCCTGATTTTCCTTTGCAGGGTTCATCGGCTGTGGCTGTGGCGGGGCAGGCAAAATGCTGTCGATGTTTGTCACACCAAGAGCCTCGTACATTTTTCTGTACGCCTGATAAAGACCTTGCGGACCACCGTGAATCTCTGGGTTTGACTGAGCAAGCTGAAGCTGTGTCTGAGCCAAGGCAATGCGCTGAGACATAGAGAAGATGTTCGGGTCAGAAACAGGCAACACATCAATACGATCATCAAAGTCGGCCTGCTTGATCTCTGGCGGTGCGCCCGGAACAGCATATGGATACATAGGAGCCATATAACGAGCGAATACATTTGCCAGAAGCTTGAATTCTATCTTCTGCGAATAATGCAAGCGCTTGTGAATAGCACTCATGACCTTGGTGCCGCGTTCCATGATGGCCATAGTCGTGCCAACAGGAGTCTCGCCACCCATCTCTCCGACCTTCATATCGGCCATTGAGGCAAAGCGCCTACCTGACTCTATCAGGGAGCCTAGAAGGCTGTAGAGGGTCTGTGAAGGCTCTTTAAACGGCAATGGCATAAGCGACTGTCGAATGTCCATGCCTGCGGCGTCAATATCACGGAATTCACCGGGTTGTAGAGGCTCATCTTCGTCACGAATGCGAGCGCCACGCGCTTTAAAGCCTGCCGGAAGATTAGACAGTGTTCCAGCATCAATAAGCTGCCGCAAAATGCTTGTAGATGCCTGCGACAAGCCACCAATCATGTGTGTTAGGCCAAATCCATAGAAACCAAGGCCGGGAAGGAACTTATAATGCACAAAATACTGCTTTTGACGCATTAGTGGGTCTTCTTGAGCGTAATTTCTACGCACAGAAAGAACTTCACCCGTAGATTCAACGATTGTCACGATATATGGAAGCTTTAGGCCGCTAGGCTCGCCATCTTGGCGAACATCTTCAAAGCCGGGCAGATCAAGAGAGGTGTGAACTTCGTACAGCACCACTTCTTCGGAGCCAGAACCGGACAATTGTACGCCTTGCGCCTTATCAACAGACTCTTGGATCTCACTGTAATCCTCTGAGTCCATGCTGCTGCTAATATCTGTCTCAATATAGAAGCCTGAAAGCTGTAGCTTCAGGACTTCGTTCTTATCCATGCGGATAACATGCGTAAGACGAGGAGATGTGACCAGATCTGTCGCACCATAAGGAACAACCAGATCTTCGGCATGAACGAACTTGCTTACTGCACGTTGCAGAAGCGGATCAAAGTAAACCTTTTTGAAAGTAGAACCAATAATCGGTAAATAGAAAAGCATCTGATCTGTTTCAGGATCATACTCTTCCATCTCGTAGGTAATCATATAGTTCATGTAGTCTTTTACACGCTGGGCTTGCAGAGATACCTCTGGATTGTCAACGCCCATAACCTGTGTGCGAACAGGGCCGCCTGCTGGCAACATCTCACGGTAAGCCTGCGCTTGGAACTGCGTTACTGACTCAGCAAGAAGCGGATGCACAACACCAGACGCTCCTTCAAACGGCTGAGAGCGCTCTTCATAGTTCATGCCAAGCAAATCAATGCCGCGCTTGTAAGTATCTTCCCATTCCTGACGGGAGGACATATCTTCTTCGATTTCGTTGTTGAGGTCTGAAGCGATAGAGCTTAAATCTGAATCATCAATATATTCGGCCAAGTTGGCATCAAAAGGAATGTCCTCTGCGGCCATTGCATCGTCTTGCATAAGCTCGCCAACAATCGCAGAGCCGTCTTCCATCTCCATGATTCCGGGCTGGGCAGGCAGCTCCACAACATCAATTGCGGCCTGAAGCGCCTCTTCTGGAATCGCAAGATCTCCCCCTGCCCCTATTCCTCTTTCAATAGCCATAATTATTCCTTTGTCTTGTTACTGGGTGAAGCTGGACGCGGCGCAACTGTGCCAGTGTGGGAAGCATGCACGTTGCGAGCGCGGTAGAAGGGCAGACCGCAGATCCAGCGCCCAGCTTCTCTTTTCATTACATGATGTCCCTTTGATTACCATCATCGTCAGGATTCATTTCTGAATCCATGTGATCGCTCAAGGGAACGCCTAGTTCCCACAGGTTACACACATTCTCCTTGCTGCAAGCAAAGTTAAGCTCACCGCAATAGCCCATGCCGTCCTTGTAACCAATCCCGTCTTCCATGCAAGCAATCATTTTGGATCGAATGTCAAAATACTCACAAGTACCGCAACGAGCATTTTTGTTTTCCCAAGTTTCAGTGGCCGGACCGTAAGCGTAGTTTTCCATAGCCGACTGACGGTTTTCATCGTTCACCTTTGAATCTTCAGTGGATATAGGGCAGACAAATTCCATATCTTCAGGCTCAAAGCCTTCTTCTGGAATTATGTCATCTACGTTTATTTCGATCTTGATCGTTTTCATTACCGGATCTTGCAACCTCTTTTCTTGCCTTGGTAGGCTCTACCCATGCCACGAACTTCACCGCCGTCTTCATACTGCATCATTTGCCTATCTGTTTTTTTAGCTCCAAGCATTTCCTGAATTCTTGCACGATCAGCATCAGAAATTGATTTTCCTGACTCGGACAGAATTG